CAAGCCCTTATGGGTGGATTTGACACACAAGTTAAATCAGCGCAGGCTATCTTTGCATCTGCACTTAAGAGTGTAATTTCACTTTGCTTTGAAGTAGATGAGAAAATCTTTAATGAGCAAAAGTCAATTCGTGGTATTGATTCTGGTAGCCCTTATGCAATTGAGTACACACCATCAAAGGACATTAAGGGAGACTACTCTGCTGATGTTCGTTATGGAATGTTGGCTGGTCTTAACCCAGCACAGGGACTTATCTTTATGTTGCAAGCCCTTGGCGGTAAATTAATCTCTAAGGACTTAGCGCAGCGTGAATTGCCATTTGGAGTTAACGTAACTCAGGAGCAAGAAAAGATTGAAGTTGAAGAAATGCGTAATGCTCTTATTTCATCTTTGAATGCTTCAGCACAGGCTATTCCACAACTTATTGCTAATGGTGGAGACCCAACTACAATCGTTAAAAAAATTGCAGAAGTAATCCGCCTTCGTCAGCGTGGCACTCAGATTGAGGACGCAATCAATGATGTGTTCGCTCCAGAATTACCACCTGCTGGAGAAGCACCTATGGTTGAGCAACCGTCCCCTGCTCCCGCCGCGGCTCCAGCAGGTGGCGCTCAACCTCCGCAAGGACTACAAAGTTTACTTTCTAGCCTAACAATGGGCGGGACAGCAAACGCTTCGGCAAGAACCGTAACTCAAAGATAACTAGGTAGGGGACAATGACAACACTTGCTGCTTATCAAGGAGATGGCTGGTCTGTAATCGGTTGCGATTCTAGAGCATCTGATGATAGTGGTCGTCCCATGACGATTGCTACTCATAAGATTATAGAAAACAATGGATACCTAATTGCAGGTTCTGGTGCTAGCCGTGGTTCTAACATTTTACAGTTTGGATGGAAACCACCTAAGCCAACTAAGTTAGAAAACTTAGATTTGTTTGTAACACAAAAGTTTATACCTGCTATGCGTAAACTATTTATTGATGCAGGTTATGACATGAAAGAAGATGGCGATGCAGCAGCGCAGGATTCAGATTTTATTATCAGCATACATGGAGTTATTTACCCTATCTTTGAAGATTATTCTTGGGACCGTGATATCCGTGGTATTTATTATGGTGGGAGCGGTGGCGATGTTGCTTTGGGAGTTATGGAGGCTTTATATATTGATAAAGCAAAAACTCCAGAGCAAGCGGAAAAAATAATTCGCAGAGCCATTGAGGTAGCGTGTATGTGGGATATTCACACAAGCGCACCTATTATTACAAAGATTCAGTACGCAAAATGAGTGAGAGATTCAGGGAGAAAATAGAGCAAGCATTAAGAGTTCTAATAGAGGAAGACCCTGATGGGGCTAACTTTATCTGCGCTAACTGGTTAATAATTACAGAATGGGCAGACTATGATGGAACTCGTTACTTGCATACGGAAGTGTCAGAAGCAATGACACCATGGAATGCCGAAGGCATGATGCGTATGGCTAAGGAATACAATAAAGATTCCTTTGGTCAGCCAGAAGAAATTTCAGATGATGAATTGGAAGACGAAGGAGATGAGTAATGACAACTGCACCAGAAGGTCGTGGTGGCTATCGTGCACCGTCTAACCCAGCAGCAGTATCAGGTCCTGGCGCTCTTTCTCAGCGCACTGACGGGGGACCAACACAAGGCGCAAGATACATCTCAGGACTTTCATACGGACAAGGACAGCAAACCTACTCAAACCAAGTAGCAGCACCAATGGCTGGCAACAGCATGGGTGCTAGCGCTATGGGCAATTCAGGATTAGTTCAGATGGAAATGCCAACAGAGTTAATGGCTCCTACTACACGTCCCAATGAACCTATTTCATCTGGTGTAGATATTGGTGAAGGACCAGGAAGTGAAGTAATGAATCTTCCTACTACAATAGAACCTATTTCTGTAACTATGCGCAAACTTGCCCAGTTTGACCCAACTGGAGAAGCCGAACTTATTTATTCAACCCTTGCTGAATATGGGTACTAATGGCCCGCATAAATCCAGTCGTAGGAGAAGTTAATCCTTCAGTCTACAATGCTGCAAAGAATGCCAACTTGTCACCTCAGCAACAACTTGCTGTTGAACAATTGGCTTACACCGTTAAGGAAGCAAAGAAACTTCGTACTCTTAAAGCAGATGACGCTAAGCGTCAGTTTCAAGCATTAACAGAAGAAGCACAAACAAACATTAAGGCTCTTTACCCAACTGCTAAGTTTGTGCAAGAAGACCCAAGCCTGCTTCAGCGTGGAGTCGGAGCGCTTACTTATGGATTAAAAGGTTTATTTAGTCCTATTATTACAACATATAAAGCGGCTGCTGCATATGGCAAAGCACTTAATACTGGTTATGTAGCGGGTCGTCAGATTCAACAAGGTGCTAATCCATTTGCTAAACAAACCTGGGATGATGCATACAATGGCCGCGATGCTTGGGATAAAGGTGCAGTTGCTGCCGTTGAATCACGCTATGGTAAAGAAAATGTTCTTGTAGCAAAAGGTTTATTATCTGGTAAAACTCCTGGCGAAATCATTGAAGCCTATGGTAAGCCAGACCCAAAGATTCTTCAGGCTATTACAAATGCTTTTGATAATCAAAAACAATTTGCTCAGATTATTTTTGACACCAAGGCTGCTGCAATTTCTCCAGGTCGTGATTTATATCGAAGTATTTATACGGCAAATCAGGCTAACAGTGGAAATCTAAATACACGTGTATTGTCTGGTAAGTATCAAACTGGTATTACAGGAACAATTGATGCAATCTATCAAATTGTTGTAGACCCACTAACATACATAACTCTTGGTACTAGCAAACTAGCCACTAAAGGTGGCCGTATTGCAGAAAATATTATGCAAGAAGCATCTAAAGGTAACTTTAGGGGTGCAATTGCAACAACATTTGCAGACCCTAGTGTTAAAAACCTATGGGATGAAGGTGTTGGTCCTGCAATTAAAAAGTTTGCTGAAGCAAAAAAGGGTTCAATGGAGCGTTCCGCTGCTTATCGGGAATTAGTTCAGAACTATCCTGGCTTTAGTAACTTTGAAGTTGTAACAACACTAGCAAATAAGAAAGTTTTTGATTCACAAGTTGCCGAAAATTTCTTTGGCGAGATTCAAAATGTTGGAATCTTACTTAATGGTCGTGTTGATGGTATTACATTTATGCGCAACGGCATTCCAACGGCACAATCAGAGCGTCACATTAGCATGGGTATTGCCAAACTTGCAGATGCAATTATGAATCCTAATGCCGCTAATGGAAAAACAGCACTTGACCTTGCCAGTGCGCAGAATAAAGGTTTAGATGCTGTAAGCATTCTTAGAACTGCTGGTGCTGATATTGATAAGGGTGTTAATACTGTTGGAATTCAGCGCTTTGACGAAATTGATAAAGACATTAAGCGTGCACGCCGTATTGGTGAGATTGTTGGTAAGTCTGCTAGCCGTAATCCTGCTGGTACGCAGATTCTTATTGGAGAAGATGCTGTTAAAACAGCGGAAAACTTTCGTCTTGTAGCACGACAGGTGTTTAGCCGTGATATTGCAGACTTTGTGACATTTCATTTTTTAGATTCACAGGCTGATGAGCAGGTTATTATTATTCGTAACCTATATGCAGCAATTATGCATCGTTATGGTCTACACGGCACAGCCGAAGGTCGTAAGATTATGGAAGAAATCCTTAATAGGACTTTTAATAATCGTTCTGGTATGACTACTACTTCTAGAACAGAAGTACCTACAGATTTTATTAATGATATTAGCCCACATGTTGTGCGTATTGAGAATGATTCTCCTATTCTTAATGCCCGTGGAATTGTGCAGCCTAGCCAGGTAGCACAAGGTATTGGTGCTTTACCATATGAGCAGATTATTCAGGTTGCTGCGTCTACACGCCGCAAGAACTCTATTCCAGCACTTTTTGATGGTGCTACACGCAACAGATATGTTTCTGAGTTTGTAAACTTCTGGACAATTCTTACACTGTTTCCACGCTTAGGTATTCGTTCTGCTATTGATGAGGCGTTTATGTACGCCCTTAATGCACCATTGCTTGATTTAATTTCTCTAAGAAAGATTAGAGATATTCAAGAGTTTAAGAATGTAGCCACTGCACTTACTGGTTCTAAAGCATCAGTTGGTCCTATTCGCCGTGGTATTAACATAGCATTTCGTAAGGGTGGACCAGAAGAAAAACTTACCGTTGCAGAACGTTCTCAGATTGCTACTGACCTTGCAATTAGAAAAGATATTCCGATTGAAGAAGTAACACATATGATGATTCGTGAAGAAACCGTCAGTCGTGTTTTTTCAGCCTTTGGTGTAGATGAATCAGTTACACGATTTAAGTGGCTTAAAGATGCTTTCATTCACCATCCAGATGTAATCAATTCAATGGCTGCGTCAGTTTCTGCTCGAACATCTCTTGGCGGTAAGTTTGATAAAGAGATTATTGATGCTATCTTTACACCATCTACTCTTTCTTTAGCGCTAACTGAAGTTGGCGTTAAGACTGGTCGTAAATTTCGTGCACTATCTACAGAGGAATTACGCCGTACTAATGATAAGTATTTAACCCTTGCTCACTTTGATGCCTGGTATCGTCAGTTTGCTGCCAATAAGTATTCACTTAAGAGTGGACAAACAGTAGACCCAGCGGCAGTGTTCTTTGATAACAATGGTTTAAAAACAAGTAAAGACTTTGCTACTGCTAGAACTAATATGCTTAAGGCTCTTGGAGTCAACTATGATTTTACTACTCGCCAGTTTACTGTAGACCCAAAACGTACAGCAGTTGTTAGAGAGTTTTTATCTTTGTTTGGTGACTCAGTTCACTACACACAACGTGGTATTCCAGATGCAGAAATTGCACGTATTCACGTAGAAACTATGTTGCTAGATATGCGCAATACTTTTCATGGTGGTCCTAAGTCTTTTAATGAAGACCTATTTAATTTAATGGCTGCTAAGCACAATGAACTTGTTGCTTATGAAATGCGTGAAGGTAAGACAGTTGCTGGTAAATGGTCAAAGGTTGCTGGCAGAACATCATTTGAGGAATTTGAAAAGGCTACTGTTGGTAAGCAACCAACTGGTGAGATTAACACCAACATTGAGTTTGAAGAATTTCTTGATAAGGCTGACCTAGAATCTGCATGGGGCAAGTTTGGTAATGCGATTATGGAATCAATGGACCGTCAAGTAAATGGTCTATTCCGTCAACCTGCAGTTCTTACAACCTATAGCCGTCTTCGTGATGGATATGAAGGACTACAAAAAGAGTTTGCAAGAAGGTTACTTCAAGAAGAAGTTACTAATAATCCACGTCTTTTATCAGATGATAAAGCCTTTGCTGATGCTACTGAAAGAATAGATAATATTGCAGCAAAGCGATTTACAGAACTTGCTATGGATGATGCCTCTAATATCATTCTTAAGTATGTAGATAATCCTGCAATTCGTTCTAACTTTGCATTATCTACACGCACAGTAGCACGTTTCTATCGTGCAACTGAAGACTTCTGGAGACGTTACTACCGCTTAATGCGTGAGAAGCCACTACAAGTTATTTATCGTATGCGCCTAGCGCATCAAGGACTATCTGCCCGTGGTGAAGTTTATGAAGATGACCAGGGCGAGCCATATGTAGTACTACCAACAGATACAATTATTAATACAGCAGTTGAACCAGTAGTACGTCAATTTACTGGTGGAGCATTTAAGGTTCCACAGTTTAACGATGTTACTCTTAAACTGCGTTTGATTAACCCATCCTTTGCTCCCGATGCAGGACAGCCATCACTATCTGGTCCAGTTGCAGCCCTATCATTCCTTGGTATTAAGGGTATGTTGGGTTACATTCCAGGTAAGTTAGGCGATAGGGCTACCAACTTTGCTAATGATTATGACTCATGGGCACTAGGTAATCTTGGCGATAACATGGATTTGCGCAAAGCGCTTATGCCATTGTTCTTGCAAAACCTAGAAACTATTGGTCGTGGTGCTACAGCCCGCGCAATTGATATTGATGAAATGAATCGTCAAGAAACAACTGCTGCATTCCAGGCTATTGCTTACATGCAAGCATTTGGAGACCCAAAACTTTTACTACCTCCTAATGCTACTGATGCACAGAAGACTGAATTCTTAAAGACAATGAAAATTGCAGCACATAACGTGCTTGCAGCCCGTGCTTTCTTTGGAATGATTAGCCCAATCTCGCCTACATTGCGTGAAAGCAAGGGTGTTCCAGACTATATTAAAAGCACTGGTGTAACCAATATGCGTGCTCAGTTCTATGACATTCTTGCTGGTATATCAAAGACCGAAGGTGACTTCCTAACAGACCCATATGAGTTGGCTGTTGCTACATTTATTGGCCAGAATCCACGCAAAATTATTTATACTGTCTCTCGTAATGAAAAGGCTACAAAGATAGCAATTCAAAAGACTGACACTATGTATAAGTGGGCACGTAATAACCAGTCATTCCTTAATACTTATGGTGAAGCAGCGTATATCTTTGGTCCACAAACTGGAGATTACACAGCAGATTCATACACTTGGCTAGAAGCACAAGGATTAATCAAACTGCCTACTCTTGAAAAGTATCTTGACAATGTATCTATTGCTCAGGCTAAGCAAGCATACTTTGATATTGAGCGTGACCAACGCGACTTGCTTGCTAATACAACAGCCCCTGAAACACGTAAGGGAATTATTGAACAGGCAACCTTCCGCCGTAATGCATTGAAGGCTGGATATCCATTGCTACGAACAGCCCTTGAGACTGGTGGCTTTGAAGTATCAACAGAAAGAAATATTCTTTCTTCTATTGACCAAGCAATTGCAGATAAGTCAACACCAATATCACCTCAGGTTCGCAAGAACATGGGAACTGTTACATCACTTATACGTGAGTTTATTTCATTCTCAGAAGACCCAGAAAGCAGACGCATCTGGAACTTTACAGAGATGAAGCGCGATAAGAAAGCGCAAATCGAACAAGTTCTAAATGATTTAATTAAACTAGACCCAGCAATGAGAGAGGCTAACAGAGCAGTGTTTGCACCCATCCTAGGTTTTTACTCTCGTGACACATATACAAGGGAGGTCCGATAATGGCATCACCAGAAGTATCTGCTGCCAATCAGGGCACAGTAGGTAGAGGAACAACAGTTAATCAAACTCAAAAAGATATGACTGAGGACTTCGGCCCAAATGGTATGTATGAAATTGCCAAGGATGGCAATGACTGGATTCTAAGCGGTAAATCAATTTCTAAAAATCCTGGACGTGTATATCTTTACATTAACCCAAAGGGTGACTATGAGATTCTTAGAGCAGAACAAGTCCGCTCAAGATACATGGCTGAGGCTAAGGCTGGCAAGGGTATTGAATATCTACGCAAGCGTCTTTATGACGCTGGCTATATGCAGAAGTCAGAGTATGAGACTAAAGATGTAGTTGGTTTAGCCCGTGCTATTACTGATGCTGCAAGCAAGGTTTCAGTAGAAGCAGTAATGAACTTCCAAGATAGTGGAATTACTATTACTCAAGGCTTTGACCAACTACTTAACAAGTATGTTGGTGCTGGTACTGGAGATGGTCGTAATGGTTCAGGACTAAACCTAACTAGTAAAACCCAAACAGACCAAGAGATTGATGATTACTTCTTTTTAATGCTTGGCCGTAGGGCTACAGTTGCTGAGAAGAAGTCATACTATGACCAAGTAAACAAGGAAGAAAAGGCTGCGTTAGTTAAGCAGACTACTACCTCTGGTGGCAAGACCACCACTGTTGGTGAGTACTTAGATGCAGATGACTACTCTCGTATTAAGGCCAATGTTCTTAAGCCTGCTATTAAAGGAACAGACCTAGAAGGTTTAACAAAAAACAATGGTCAAGTAGCACAAAGTGTTCAGGAACTTAAAGAGTACGCATCTTCCTTTGGCATTAAGTTAGATACAAAACAAGCCTTTGATAAGGTAATGGGAGTCTTTACTCCTAGTGGCAAGACTGATTTAGATTCTGCCAAGAATACTATTAAGAGTATGGCTAAAGGTTTTTACGGAAACATATCTGGGTTAATTGATGAAGGCGTTAAGCCTTCTGACATTGCTAATCAGTATGCCTTTTATAAAGGCAGACTGCTTGGTCTACCAGATAATGCAATTAGTATTTTTGATGAAGATATTCAAGCAGCCCTGTCAAATAGGGATGCATCAGGAGCGCAAAAGGCTGGAGTTATGAGTGTCAGAGATTACGAAAAACTACTGCGCACCAGCCCTAAGACAAAAGAAGCGTGGCTTAAGTCACCAGGTGCTAGAGAAGAAGCATCAGGGTATGCACTTGAGATTCTACGCTCCTTTGGATTGATGGCATAATGGCGAGAATACGATTAGATAGAGACATGCCAGATGGTGGTGGATTTACACCAACACCTGTAGTAGATGAACAAACCAAGGCTGCTGGTATGCGTGCTGCTCAAAATGATTCTGCTGCCGCAGCAAAGGCTATTGCCAAAACTCCTGACGAGTTGATGATTGATAGAATCAATGCACAGATTACTAAAACACAAACAAGTATTTCTAATCTGGAAAATGCAGCAGCAGAAATTGGTGCTGTTAATCCAGAGGCTATGGAAAAGTTTAAAGGTGAAAGTAATACATCTTTTAATGAACGAGTAACTGCTGCTTACAAAGCACAGGAGCAACCAACTCTTACAGATGAGCAAGTAGCCCAAGGTTTTACAGTTCAGTTTGTTCGTACTGGCGCTGGTGGTAAGGGCGAGTATCGCATTATTCGTCCAATGGGTTTTAATGCAGCGGGTGGTTCTTCTGCTGCAACTAGTTCATCAAGTAATACTTCAGTCTCAACTACTTCAACTCAAACTACATCTGCTAATGCAACGCTAGTATCCACAGAGACAGATGCTTATGGCAATGTAATTGGTATTTACTCTGATGGAACAACTAAAACTCTTATTGCTTCTGGTAACAAGTATAAGTCAACAGTAGATGTAGATGCTTACACATTGCTTGAGAGTACCTTCAAGGACTATGGCCTAGAGGATTTAATTCCAGATATTAAGCGTTTTATGGAAGAAGGTCTTGGCTCTAACCAAGCCGCGGTAGAACTGCGTAAGACAACTTCTTATATTAACCGCTTCCGTGGCAATGAGATTCGCCGTGCTTCTGGATTAAACGTAATATCAGAAGCAACATACCTTGAACTAGAAAACTCTTATAATGAAACCCTACGCGCCTTTGGTTTACAGGGTTACTTTGGAGCAGACCGCAAGGTGTCTCAGTCTAGAATGGCTGACATCATTGGCAATGATATTTCTGCTACAGAGTTTAAGGATAGAATTGATACAGTAGTAACTAGAGTCAATAACTCTGACCCTAACATTAAGGCTACTCTTAAGTCATTCTATGGTATTCAAGATGATGATTTAGTTAAGTACTTTCTTAATCCTAAAGAAAATCTACCTAAGTTACAAGAAAAGGTTTTATCTGCAGAGATTGGTAATGAAGCCTTAAAGCAGAATCTACTAACAGATGTAACTAGCGCTACAGCCCTTGCTAAGTTGGGTATTACTCAGGAGCAAGCGCGTGAGGGTTATCAGGGTATTGCAAATGTACTTCCTACTACTACAAAACTTGGCCAGATTTATGGTGAAGAAGGAATTAACTACACACAGAAAACAGCAGAAGAAGAAGTCTTTGGACAACTTGAATCTGCAAAGCGCAAGCGAGTACGACTAGCCGAAAAAGAAGTAGGCTCATTTAGTGGCACATCAGGCTTAGCCCGTGGCGCACTAGGTAGCGGAAACTCTGGCGCATATTAAGTTCCCTAGACGGACACACCAGCCCCGTCAGGCGTAACAGTCTGGTAGCAGAAGCCAATCAAATATCCCCTTATTTAATTGAGGTCTGCGACAACTACTAATGAAGGGTGATGTTGCATGAGCAACGAACAATACTGGGAAAACGATAACGAAAATCTAGAGAACGAATTAAACCGTTCTCAATTCTTGAATGGCGATGATGGTATCGCTAACCTACGCAAAGCCAAACGAGCAGATGAAAAGCGCATTAGGGAACTAGAAGAACAACTAGCGAAATTCTCTAGGGAATCTAATGAGCGAACCGTTAAAGAAATCCTCGAATCAAAGGGAGTAAATGTTAAGGCTGCCCGCCTTGTCCTTAAGGACTTAGACACTATCAACGCAGACGCAGTTTCAAACTGGCTCGTTGAGAATGGTGACTTAATTGGGTACACGCCGAATCAAGAAAAGCCAGTTGATACAGAAAACATACGTGCTTTACAGCAACAGGATTCTGTAACTCAAACGGCTGATACTCCCGCTTATTCAGAAGACATTGCGCGATTAATTGCAAATGCCTCATCTGAGGAAGAAATTATATCCATTCTCAGCGGTCAATAAAAACCGCACACTAATTAGAAAGGGGATATCGGCAAATGCCTGATGTCTTTTCAACTTCAACCTCTGGGTTAGGTTCCAATCTTGTAACTATGGCATACGATAAGTTGATTGAAATTAACTTGCGTTCAGTTCCACAGTTCCGCGCAATCGCGGACAAGAAAATCGGAAACCCAACTCACGATGGTTCTTCAATCCGTTTCCAGTTCCACAACGATATTGCTGACACCACAATTGCTGGTGCAACACTCGCTGAAACTGTAGACCCAGATGCAGTAGCACTACCAGCAACCACAACACTTGATGTTGCACAAGTTGAACTTGGTCGTGTAGTACTCCCAACACGCAAGTTGTCACTTATGTCACTTGCTGATGTTGACCCATGGATTGCTAACGCAGTCTCATTCAATATGGCAATGACGCTGGATGCTGGCGTTGCTGCTGTTCTTGATGCAGGCACAAATGTAATCCGCGAATCTGCTGGTTCACTTTCAACAACTGCTGCTAAGTCAACAATCGTAGCATCAGACACATTCAAGGGACGCGATGTTCGTTTCGCTGTAACAAAGTTACGCGCTGCTAACGTTGTTCCTCGTGGCGGAATGTATG